AAACTCATACTGGAAAGGTGATATCAGGCAAGTTAAAACTAGGTTTAGTGACTACACAGCAGCTGACGATAACTGGGAGATACTACGTAGGTGGGCAGAAGAAAGCGGTAGGGCTACACCCGGAGAAACAGCAGCGTTTCGTATGGCTAATTTAGCAAGAAGTATGAATAACAATAACTTGCTTACATACTCTACTAAAATCATGGCAGCTACAGACGATGCTTTTGGGTATATATTAGGTCGAGCCAAGATGCGTGAAAAGGCTATGCGTAAAGCTTTAGAGTTACAAGGCAACGGTATAGAAATACCTAACCTTACAAAAGATGTAATGAAAGCTTATGAAGATGACTTTTATGCACAAGTATTTGATGCTAATGGCAACATAATAGACGAAGCTACACAGTTTGCACGTAAAGAAGTTACACTTACACAAGATCTTACAGGTTTTGCAAAAGGACTAAATGACGTGTTTACCGCTGCACCTTTAGCTAAACCATTCTTTTTGTTTGCTAGAACTGGTGTAAACGGTCTTGCACTTACAGGTAAGTATACACCCGGATTTAACTTCTTAGTTAAAGAGTTTAATGATATTGCATTTGCTAACCCTAACGACCTTGGTAGTGTATCTAAGTATGGTATCTATACTCCAGAAGAGCTAGCTAACGCACGTGCTCTACAAACAGGTAGACTAGCTATGGGCTCTGCTGTAGTGTTTATGGCTACACAAGCTTGGATGCGTGGCGATCTTAACGGTAATGGCCCAATAGACAGACAAAAAAGACAGATGTGGATAGATGGTAGATGGGAACCTAGAACTATAAAGCTTGGTGCTGTACGTGTAGGTTATGATAACTTTGAACCGTTTAACCTTATCATGTCTACAATAGCTGACGTAGGTGACGCTAGCGAGCTGATGGGTCAAGAGTGGACAGAAAACGAACTAGGTAAAATCTCTCTTGTAGTAGCACAGGCTATAACAAGTAAGTCATACTTAGCTGGTATACAGTCCTTTGTTGATTTATTTGCAGGCAGACCCGGTCAGGCCGGCCGTATCGTAGCTAGTCTTGGAAACAACCAAGTACCACTAGCTGGTTTACGTAACGAGCTAGGTAGATTATTTACACCGTACATGCGTGAAATAAACTCAGGTATTAGACAGTCTGTACGAAACCGTAACTTAATTACAGAAAACCTTGCTGGAGACGAAACAGAGTTACCTATAAAATATGACTTACTTAACGGTAAGCCAATAAGAGATTGGGACTTTTTGACTAGAGCATACAACGCTATAAGTCCTATAAGTTTAAACTTAGACCAAACCGAAGGTAGAAACTTCTTGTTTAACAGTGGTTACGACTTACGTATGTCTACATATTACGCACCTGATAGTACAAACTTGACAGATGCACCTAGAGTTAGATCACAGTTTCAACGTGCTATAGGTTTACAAAACTTAGAACGTGAGCTAGATAAGTTAGCTAGAGATCCAAAAATTTTAGCATCTATGGAGCAGATGTATAATGACATAAAATCTGGTAGAAGATCTGAGTTTGACGCTAGAGACTATTATCATAACAGAATGATAGATTTGATATTCCAAAAAGCTAGAAGAAAAGCATGGGCATCTATCAAAGACAATTCTGATATTGTTAAGTTAATACGTAAGCAACGAGATAGAAAGTTTGGAAAAATAGAAAAACGTAGAGATACATCAAACATCCTCAACATACCTAAATAAATGGCAACAACATTCGTAGAATTTACTGGGGATGGAAATGCAACTAAGGCGTTTTCTTTCCCTTCCATACAAGAATCTGATATAAAAGTAACCGTAGATGGTACAACTAAGTCATCAGGTACACATTACAACATTACAAGTTACACAACCACAGGTGGTGGTAATGTAGTATTTACATCAGGCAACATACCTACAAGTCCCGCCCTCATACGCATTTTTAGAGACACAGATTTAGAGGCAGCAGCTGCTACTTATACAGCAGGGGCTTCTGTAAAAGCAGAAGACTTAAATGCCAACCAAAAGCAACTTCTATTTCATGCACAAGAAGAGCAAGATCAACTAGAACAAACTGCTAATATACGAGACGACGCTATCGTTACATCTAAGATACTAGACGATAGTGTTACAATGGCTAAGCTAGGCAGTGGTGCTTTACCAACTGACATTACTGTTGCTAGTGCAAACTTGGTAGACGGTACAATAGTTAATGCTGATGTCAACGCATCGGCTGCTATAGATGGTACTAAAATAGATCCTGACTTTGGATCTCAGGTTATAGCTACAACCGGTAACATAACTGTTGGCGGTACAGTAGATGGTCGAGACGTAGCAGCTGACGGTACTAAATTAGATACTGTAGAAACTAATGCTAAAGATGACCAGACAGCGGCAGAGATAAGAACCTTAGTAAGTAACGCAACTGATAGTAATGTTTTTACAGATGCAGAAAAAACTAAGCTAGCTGGTATATCCTCTGGAGCTACTACTAATCAAACTGCAAGCGATATTAGAACACTTGTAGAATCTGCAACCGATAGTAACGTGTTTACTGATGCAGATCACACTAAACTAAACGGTATACAAGCTCTTGCAACTGATGACCAGACCGCAGCAGAAATAAAAACCTTACTACAAGCTAGTAAGCTAACTGCTGCTGAGATAGCTGACGGAGCACTAGACGGTAGATACTATACAGAAACAGAATCTGAAGCTAGATTCTTACGTCAAGACTCGACTGAGACTATTGCTAGTGGTGTCTCTTGGTCTAACTCAGATGCGTTTGTAGCAACTACAGCTGCAATCAACGCTCGTATTATTGACCTTATTGACGAGGTTGGTGGCTTTGATGCTATAGCTAACGAGACTAGCTTTCCTACAGTTAACCCACAGGGAGCTACAGGACAGTCAGCTATACTTAGTATTGCAGCTACATCTGCGACACTAACACCTAGCGGCACAACTGTTACGATAGCAAACGGTGCTGGCTCAGGTAACACAGTCACGATTACTGGTGTCCCTGCTGTCATACCTCAAGGCTTTGGATTCTTGGTAGAATCTACAAGCACTTTACATACATATAGTTTTCATAGAACAGTACCTAAAGCGTCTGACGTAAGTGCTGTTGCAACTAACATAACTAACGTCGTATCTGCTGGAGCCAATACATTAAGCATAAACAACTTTGCTAAGATATATCAAATATCTAATAGCCAACCATCAGCAAGAAATGATGGTAGTAGTTTACAGTTAGGTGACTTATGGTTTAACAGTAGCAATAACGACTTGCGTGTTTGGAATGGTAGTGTGTTCTCTACTATTACACCTTCGCAGTCTGTCTTAAATGACGTAGCTATTGTATCAGGTGCTATAACATTCCAAGAAGACTTAGGACTAATAACTGACGCTGTTACTACAGGTAGCTCAAACGGCTCCTTAGATATTGTAGCAGACGCACTAGAAGACGAGATAACATTTGCTGTTACAGTCATTAGCTCTGGTGGTAACAAGTACGTTTTAGATGGTGACACAGCGAACCCTGCTAAAGCTTTAAGCTTACACAAAGGATGGACTTATACATTCGATCAGAGCGATTCTAGTAACGCAAACCATCCTCTTAGATTCAAGACAGACTCAGGCAGTTATACTACTAATGTAGTTGCAACAGGCACACCGGGGCAAGCTGGTGCTAAAGTAGAGATTACAATACCAGAATCACAACCTACAGGATTCAGATACTACTGCACCGTGCACGGTAACGGTATGGGCAACACCATAACTGTAGTAGAAGATCCTATAAAAGGCGTTGCTGATGTGTCATCTAATGTTGTAACTGTAGCTGGCTCTATAGCTAATGTTAATACTGTAGCTGGTTCTATAACTAACGTAAACACTGTTGGTGGTAGTATAAATAATGTAAACACATTTGTAAACGTTTACAGTATTTCAGCAAGTGCACCTAATAGTCCTGATGCTGGAGACTTATGGTTTGACACAAGTACAAATCAACTTAAAAACTACAACGGTAGTGCTTGGCTAGCTATTACAGCAAGCTCAGGTATACAGAACGTTGTTGATGATGCAACACCGCAGCTTGGTGGTGCGTTGGATGGTCAAAACAACAACTTAAATAATATTGGTACTATAGACGGTACAAACTTACAACTTGACTTCGGAACAATTTAATGGCAAAATTACTAAAACTAAGAAGAGGATCAACCTCTGGACATAATAGCTTTACCGGGGCCGAGGGTGAAGTTACAGTAGATATTACAAAAGATACAGCTGTTGTACACGATGGATCTACAGCCGGCGGCCGTCCACTAGCCAGAGAAGATATGAACAATGTCTCTTCTGCTTCTATTGTTGGTAGGTTGGCTGATGACTCAATAGCAGTTGCTAAGATTGCTGCTGGTACATTACCTTCAGACGTAAAGATAGCAGATGCTAATGTTTCTGGTAACTTAACAATAGAATCAGCAGACATAGTTGATGGTACAATCGTAAACGCAGATATTAATGCAAGTGCAGCTATAGCTCAATCTAAGTTAGACGTATCTAATGCTACTACCTCTGCATCTGGTTTTATGTCATCATCAGATAAAACTAAAATAGACGGTATTGAAGCTGGAGCAACCGCAGATCAGACAAACGCAGAGATCAGAGCTGCTGTAGAAGCTGCATCTGACAGTAATGTGTTTACTGACGCAGATCATAGTAAACTAAACGGAATCGAAGCGTCGGCTACTGCTGACCAAACTGCTGCCGAGATCAGAACTCTTGTAGAGTCAGCGTCCGATAGCAACGTATTTACCGATAACGACCATAGTAAACTAGATGGTATAGAAGCGTCAGCAACCGCAGACCAAACAGCTAGTGAAATCGTAGCTCTAGTAGCTGACCAAACTATTGCTCCTTCTACAATAGACATGGAGGATAATGAAAAGATTAAGCTAGGAATTGGTGATGATCTAGAAATTTTCCATGGTGGAACAGATAGTCACATTACAAATAGTACTGGTCAGCTAAAAATTGCTGGTGATACTATTCGTATTACTAACGGTGCAGTCTCAGAAACTCAAGCACTATTTACCGCAAACGGATCAGCAGAGCTATATTACGATAACAGTAAGAAACTAGAAACAGTTACAGGCGGCGTAAACGTAACAGGTGCTTTAGTAGCGTCTGGTAACGTAACAGCGTTTTCCGACTCTAGACTAAAGACAGAAATACATACAATTAAGAACCCACTAGACAAAGTAGAAAGGCTACGTGGTGTAACATTTAAGTGGTTACATACAGACAAACCATCATCAGGTGTGATAGCACAAGAAGTACAGGAGGTCTTTCCTGAGCTTGTAGAGGCTACAACACATGAAGGCAAAGAAGTATTGTCAGTCGATTACGGTAAGCTAGTTGGCGTTCTTATAGAAAGTATAAAAGAACTAAAGGCTGAGTTTGAAGCTCATAAAGCAGAATGTGCTAAACAACATGGAGGTGAATAATGCCTTGCCCAGCAAGCGGTACAATTACAATACAAGACATTGTAGACGAGTTTGGGGGTTCAGCCCCTCACTCTTTGTCTGAGTACTATAGAAATGGTGGAGAAATACCCGGTAACAATACTAACGTACCAGAATCCGGT